CTGAGTCTCAAAAAGACGTATATCAAATTGGTGAGAATTATAGATTATTTAACTTTAATCCCTCTGAAAACACTTTACTAGACGAAGCTACACAAATGATAAATCAAAGTGATTTTAATGTACTCCCTGATGACTTTGACATTACCTCTCTTTCAAATTCTGAATTAGATTTAATAAAAAATGCAATGAGCGAAAATGAAGATTCAACTCCACGTTTGATTTTTTATAAAGAAAACTCATTTGATCTCCATCTTTTTAATAAATTCAACCAAGCGATTTATTTCTCAAATACTATCACTACTGATTTTATATCTTATTATCAAAATTTATTTCCAAATATAACTGAGATCCTTTCAAATAGTCAGATATATATATTATATACTAGTATAGAACCAGAACCTGAACCTGAACCAGAACCAGAGCCAGAACCAGAACCAGAACCAGAACCTGAACCTGAGCCAGAACCTGAACCTGAACCTGAACCTGAACCCGAACCAGAACCTGAACCCGAACCAGAACCAGAACCAGAACCAGAGTCAGAACCTGAGCCAGAACCTGAACCAGAACCAGAACCTGAACCTGAGCCGGAACCAGAACCTGAGCCAGAACCAGAACCCGAACCAGAACCAGAACCAGAACCAGAACCTGAACCTGAGCCAGAACCAGAACCAGAACCCGAACCAGAACCTGAGCCAGAGCCAGAACCAGAGCCAGAACCAGAACCAGAACCTGAACCCGAACCAGAGCCAGAACCTGAGCCAGAACCTGAGCCTGAGCCAGAACCAGAACCAGAACCAGAGCCGGAGCCAGAACCTGAGCCTGAACCAGAACCAGAAATGGAACCCGAGCCAGAACCTGAGCCAGAACCAGAACCAGAGCCAGAACCCGAGCCAGAACCTGAGCCAGAACCAGAACCAGAGCCAGAACCCGAGCCAGAACCAGAGCCAGAACCAGAACCAGAACCTGAACCTGAACCAGAAGCCGAACCTGAACAGGAACCCGAAGCCGAACCAGAACCTGAACCAGAGCCTGAGTCTCAAAAAGACGTATATCAAATTGGTGAGAATTATAGATTATTTAACTTTAATCCCTCTGAAAACACTTTAGTAGACGAAGCTAGACAAATGATAAATCAAAGTGATTTTAATTTACTCCCTGATGACTTTGACATTACCTCTCTTTCAAATTCTGAATTAGATTTAATAAAAAATGTAATGAGCGAAAATGAAGATTCAACTCCACGTTTGATTTTTTATAAAGAAAACTCATTTGATGTCCATCTTTTTAATAAATTCAACCAAGCCTTTTATTTCTCAAATACTATTACTCCTGATTTTATAACTTATTATGAAAATTTATTTCCAAATATAAGTGAGATCCTTTCAAATAGTCAGATATATATATTATATACTAGTATAGAACCAGAACCTGAACCCGAGCCTGAGCCAGAACCTGAGCCAGAACCAGAACCTGAACCTGAGCCGGAACCAGAACCTGAACCAGAGCCAGAACCTGAACCAGAACCTGAACCCGAGCCTGAACCAGAACCTGAGCCAGAACCAGAACCTGAACCTGAGCCGGAACCAGAACCTGAACCAGAGCCAGAACCTGAACCAGAACCAGAACCCGAGCCTGAGCCTGAACCTGAGCCAGAACCAGAACCAGAACCTGAGCCAGAACCAGAACCAGAACCAGAACCAGAACCAGAACCAGAACCAGAACCTGAACCAGAACCAGAACCCGAACCAGAACCAGAACCCGAACCAGAACCAGAGCCTGAACCAGAACCAGAACCTGAGCCAGAACCAGAACCTGAGCCAGAACCATTTATAGACTTAACCCTGGAAATAATATCTAATTTAGATAATAATGGTAATTGTACTGTTAGAATTTTAAATCAAGGAAATATTAATACAAATACATCACTTGTATGTGCGTTATATCAATCATATAATATTGCTACAAATACAGCTTCTAATTTATTTTATGGAGCTGGTATAATATGGGCCGCTAATTCTAATAGTTATACAAAAACCATAATAGCAGGTTCATTATTATTTATTACTGTAAATAACTTAAATAGTAACGAAAGTATTGATATTAATTTAATTAATGTTCCAAATAATGTTTATTTCGTTGTAGATGATCCTATTAGTTCCGGTGGTTCCATTCCTGAATCAATAGAAACTAATAATGTTATTCAATTAATACAAAATTAAATATAAATTTGCTTACTAATCTGGAATAAAAAACTTGTCAGATTTTTTTTGTTATAATGTAAATTTAATTTTGATAATATAATATTTTCTTTAAATTTAAAGAAAATATTAATAAATTATTGCTTATAAAATTTCTTTTTATAAGATTTTGCCTTACGCGATTTCTTTTTATAGGATTTCCACTTAGGCGATTTCTTTTTATGAACCCTCTTCTTAGGAGATTTCTTTTTATGAATTCTCTTCTTACGAGATTTTTTTTTATAGGATCTCTCCTTATAACCACCAACATAATGATCATTTTTAGCCTGAGCTATTGCTTTAACTATGGCTGTATTACCTACTATAGAATTACTGTTTGCTCCAACTACAGAACAAGAACCACCAGGACATGAAAATTTGGGAATCGTTAGTCTCGACGCTTCTCCTTTTCCACCGCCTAAATTAATTTTAGAATTAACACTTTGATTAAAACTTTTTAATGTTTGGGAAACATCTACGGGTCCATTTGTTTTAAATGGTTTAACTCCATAACGATTAATTTCATCTTTATTACTCATTATATATAATTAAGTAAAAAATAAATTAAAATTATTTAATATTAAATAAAGTATTATATAAAATAATATAAGATAATGAATAATGAAGATAAACTAAATCTTAAAAAAATGATAAGTGCTAATGATGTTCAAGATCAAACTTCCTTAATTAGAGAAACAAAACATAGTGATCAAATAAAAGAACAAGTAAAAGAATTTCTTTTTCTTAAAAATAAATATCAAAGATTAGCAAAATCAAATCCAAATGAATTTGAAAGAATATGTAAATCTAAATGTCTTTTTTTATATAATAACTATACAGATATATACAACAAAATAAAAAAGGATGAAATAAACTTAACAATTCTTGATAAATTTCTCTCTATTCTTAAACAAATAGAAGATGGGGAATTAGATCAACATGAAGGTTCCTTTATGGTTGGAAAAAGTTTGAAAGAATTATATATAGATAGTGCTCTAAAAAAATCAGAAAAAATCGATGCCATTAATAAAAAAAAGAAAGATACTAAAAAAAAAGAACCAAAATCAAAAGAAATTACATGGAAAGAATACAAAGAACAAAATTGTCTTACATAATTAAAAACTAATAGTAGAATAGTGTAATTTTTTTATTTCACTTTCTAAATTATTTATTTTGTTATTAATATTTACTATTGATAATCTTAAATTGTAAATCTCTTCTTGTAAATATTTAATATCACGATGACTAGTTGTATTTTTTTTTTTAGCTTCTAAATTTTTTATAATATTTGTATATTCATTTTTTAATAACAATAATTGATTAATTTGATCATGATGTTTTTGAATTTCTATACTTTCGTTTGTAACCTCTTTTTTTTTATTTAATATTTGTTTTGCAGGCGATGAAGGTTTCGGTTGATATATTGATGAATGATAAGAAATATTTTTTATTTTTGGAACAGCTTCTCTTTTTAATTCTAATTGTGGTAATTCTTCATGTAATAGTGGTAAATCATCCATACCTCCAATAGTTTTTCTAGTTTTTCTAGTTTTTCTAGTTTTTCTAGTTTTTCTAGTTTTTAATTGTTTTTTTGGCTTTTTAAATTTACGAGATTTATAATATTTTACAAATTGTATATTTTTTTTTTTCATTATGTATTATAATAATATTTTAATTTATTATAAATTAGTTTTGATCAACCTTAGTTTTTTTCATTCGTGGTAATTTAATTCCTAATTTTTTTTCAATATCTGCAATTTGCTTATTATTTGGAAATTCTTTATTACTTTCCCATCGAGATAAAATAGAGGTTGAAATTTGTAATTCTGATGCCAACATTTTTTGTGTTAATTTTTTTGTATTACGACCTTGGCAAATTAATTGTCCTAAAAGTTTTGGCGCTTCCATTTTCATAGTTTCTGGTGAGGAAAAATAATTTGAATTTTGTTTTTCTTTTCTTTCTTGTTTTTCTTGTTTTTTATTAGTAAATGTAATATTATTCCAATCTTGATGCTCCATAATATTATTTTTTCTTATAATAATCAAGCATTTTTATTTTCAATTTTTATTTACTATTTTCATATTCATCTACATTTATTATTTTATTTTTGAGAGAAATATATTCTCTCGAATCAATATTTATTATATTTGATCCAGCTGTTTCCAAATCGGATAATATATTATTTTCTACATATATATTTTTCTTTATTTCATTTAAAATATTTGGATTTTCTAATATTTCTTCAAATATTTTATTTTCTTCTTCATAGGAAGTGGTATAGAGAGGATTTATTAGGTGTTTTAATAAAAATCTCTCGTAACCTAAATTATTAACCACTTCATTTATTTTTTTTTGATTCTCATTTATTAATTTATTAATAATATAATCAGTTAGTTTAATACTTGCATTATAATTATTATGATAATATTGGACTGACAGAGCTAAATATAAATTACTGAAAATATCAGCCATTGCACCCGAAAGCATTTGTTCTCTCTTCAAAGAACCACCTTTTAATGCAACAAAATTTGTTAAACATGCAAAATCGAGCAATTGTTTTTCCAATATTTTTGATACTCCTGGAAATAAATTTGTAAAGTTAAAAGTTGAAACATATAATTTGAGAGAATGATTGAAAATAGCTCGAAAATTTTTCATAAATCCGGATTCATCATTTTGTAATACATTTTCCAAAATAGGAAATATATATGGATGTGATTTATTTAATCCTTGTCCAAAAATAATTAATGAACGTGTTAATGTATTAGAACCTTCAACTGTTATTCCTATTGGTGCTGCTCTATAAAATTTTTCTAAAAAGTTACTATAACCTAAACATATAGCACCACCACCTTGAATATCCATACCATGATTTAAAACTACACGACCACGCTCTGTTGTTTGTTGTTTCATTATTGCACTTAATACAGCTGGACTATTTCCAGCGTCTAATATATCATTTGTTAAATCAATAGATGATTGAATAATCCATGTATTAAATACCATTGAATTTATTTTTTCTTTGATTGCTTCCATTTTTGATAGAGGCATATTAAATTGTGTACGCACTTTTGCATAATTAATTATTCCAAATGTTGCAACTTTTGAACTAGCATTTGCTGTTGCTGGTAAACTTATTCCTCTTCCAGCAGATAAACAATCCATTAACATTTGCCAACCATTTCCAATATTTTCAGCTCCACCTATAATTTGATCTAATTCAATATAAAATTCTCCTTTAATAGTGCCGTTTGGAAATCCAGCATTGAGAGGATTATGATGTGTATCTTGAATTAATCCATCATGTCCGCGTTCTAATAATGCCACACTAATTCCTGATTTTTTATTTTCCAATAAACCCTCTGGATCATTTAAATTAAATGCTATTCCCATTAAATTTGCTACTGGAGCTAATGTAATATAACGTTTATTTATCTTTACTTTTATCATAATTTTTTCTTTTCCATTAATTATTTTTTTAACTACTTGACCTTCGTCAATTGAACCAGTTGCATCAGAACCATTATTTGGTCCAGTAAGTCCAAAGCAAGGAATATATGTTCCATCTGCTAGACCTGGTAAATATTTATTTTTTTGTTTTTGTGTTCCATAATGAATTAGTAGTTCTCCGGGACCAAGTGAATTTGGAACCATAGTTACAACTCCCAATGCCGGATCAACACTTGCTATTTTTGTTAACATATTTGACATTTCATTAACACTTAATTTAATACCACCATAACTTTCATCTATTAAAAAACTAAAATATTTATTTTTTGCCAAATAGTCTATCCAATAATTTGAATTATTATTAGGATAAACTCTTGTTCCATCATAGCTACTCAATAAGTGATTTAGCTTAGATTCTGGAAATTTATTTACAATAGTTGCCTTTTTTGGAAACTCAACTTTGCCCATTAAAATCGAGCGATCTAAAGAAGTATTTCCGCTACGCAATGCAATTAGTTCAGTGGGTGATATTTTGGGTATTTTAGCTTTAACAAAATTAAATAGACGCCGGGAAATCATATTATGTATTTTATAAATAATATAATTTTAATATTTTTATATTTCTTATATTTTTTAAATAATTAATACAAATTATTTAAGATTTAAAATGTATATTTTTGGCTGATTTCATAAAAAAAATTGGAACTATAATTCGCATAAGGATGTTACTCAAATTCTTTTTCTCTGCTTATTTTTTATAATTTACTTATTAGTTTGATTATTTACTCTCCATATCTTTACCCGGTATACCAAGTTATTTACCGCTATTTTTTTCTAGAGGGATCTTTGTAGTAATAATATCAAATTTACTATCAGATAATTCATCGTGTTGATTATTTAAATTTAACAATCGGTCAGATACTTGAACCGCTGAAATCTGAATTTTCAATAATGATATTGTTTTACGAAGACTTTCTAATTCATCAATAAGTTTTAATCTATATGATTCTTGATTATATATTGTGTTCATTTTTATAGATATTACTTGTATTATTTATTTTTTTTCAATTTTTTATTTTTATAATCATTAATAGCCATTTTTATAGCATCTTCTGCTAACATTGAACAATGTAATTTAACAGGAGGTAATTTTAAATGTTTTGCTATAGTTGCATTATTTACATATTTTGCATCATTTAAATTCATATTTTTTATATATTCTGTAGCATATGATGAACTAGCAATAGCTGATCCACAACCAAATGTTTTGAATTTTGCATCTTCAATTATATTTGTTAAAGGATTTACTTTTATCTGAAGTTTCATTACATCACCACATGCTGGTGCTCCTACTATAGCAGTTCCTATATTTTTTAATTTTTTATCAAAACTTCCTACATTACGTGGTTTTTCAAAATGATCTATTAAAATTTTTGTATATTTTAATCTTTTAAATATTTTAAACATTTTATATATGCTAATAAATTACTATATAATACAAAATAAATATCCTTACTATACTTTGTTTATTATAAAATTGAAACTATTTAATCATATATTTTTAATTTTATAAAATATATGAGTTATACTTTGGTAATAGTAGAATCGCCGGCTAAATGCGATAAAATAGAAAAGTATTTAGGTGCTGGATATAAATGTATAGCTAGCTATGGTCATTTACAGCAACTTGCATCGCTTAAAGATATTGATTTTAATAATAATTTTAAACCAAGTTTTACACCGATTGAAATAAAAAAACAACAAATAAATAGAATTAAAAACTTAATAACTCATTGTAAAGAAGTTATTTTGGCTACAGACGATGATAGGGAAGGTGAAGGGATTGCATGGCATATCTGTTCATTATTTGATTTATCATTTGAACACACTAAAAGAATTATATTTCATGAAGTAACAGAACCGGCAATTAAGGCGGCTATTAATAATCCAGTTAGATTAAATATGAATATGGTTAATGCTCAACAAGGTAGACAAATTTTGGATTTATTAGTTGGATTTAAGATTTCACCTGTTTTATGGCAAAATGTATCTCGAACTAAAGTAGGTTTATCTGCTGGAAGATGTCAAACGCCTGCTCTTCGTCTTATTTATGATAATCAAAAAGATATAGATAATTCTCCAGGAAAAAAAGTATATAATACAACAGGTTATTTTACAGATCAAAATCTTCCTTTTGTATTAAATTATAATTATGATAATGAAGATAAAATGGTAGAATTTCTAGAAGAAACCACTGAACATGAACATGTTATTACTTGTGAAAACCCAAAGGATTCTATTAGAAAAGCTCCAGAACCGTTTACTACAAGCACAATTCAACAAACTTCTAGTAATGAATTACATATTTCACCAAAAGAAACTATGGAAATTTGTCAGAAATTGTATGAAGGTGGGTATATTACATATATGAGAACAGATAGTAAAATTTATAGTAAAGAATTTATTGAAAAAGCATCTATATTTATTGTTAAAAAATATGGTGGTGGTTATGAAGATTATCCAGAACCATTATTACATCCACTAATCCGGATTTGGAATGATACTGATAACAAAAAACCAAAAAAAACTTCAAAAAAAATAAATAAAAAAGAGAAAGATACACCACCACCACAAGAAGCACATGAAGCTATTCGACCAACTAATATTAATATAGAAAAATTACCAGATGATGGTGATTTTACTTCAAGAGAAGTAAGATTATATCGAATGATTTGGAGAAACACAGTAGAAAGTTGTATGGTTGATGCTATATATAAAAGTTTTGCAGCAAAAATTACAGCACCTGAAAAACACGAATATAAATATTTAACTGAACAAATAATCTTTCCTGGATGGAAATTAGTAAATGGATATGAAGAAACGAACCCTATATATAAGTATCTACAAACTATAAAAAAAGGAATTATTAATTATAAAAAAATTGTTTGTAAATTAACAATCAAAGATTTGAAATCACATTATACTGAAGCAAAATTAGTTCAGCTTTTGGAACAAAAAGGTATTGGTCGTCCATCAACCTTCTCCTCATTAGTTGAAAAAATTCAAGAACGTGGCTATATAAAAAAAGAAAATATAAAAGGAAAAATAATAACATGCACAGATTATGAATTGGAAGATGACGAAATTACAGAATTAGAAAATAAACGTGAATTTGGTAATGAAAAAAATAAGTTAGTTATTCAATCAATTGGTATTATTGTTTTGGAATTTCTATTAAAAACTTATAAAAATCTCTTTGAATATGAATATACAAAAAATATGGAAGATATTTTAGATCTCATAGCAAAAGGAGAGAAAGAGTATCATGAATTATGTTCTGAATGTTTAAGTGAAATAGAACAATCATCTTATACAGTAGCAAGAGACAATAAAGAAGATATTATTATAGATGAAAATCACATTTATATGATTGGAAAACATGGACCAGTTATTAAATACATTAATCCAGATAATGTAAAAGATACTAAATTTCTATCTGTTAAAAAAGATATAGATTTAGATAAGTTACGAAATGGAGAATATACAATAAAAGAAATTGTAGAAGATAGTAATTTGAATAAGAAATTAGGATGTTATAAAGATAATGAATTATTTCTAAAAAAAGGACAATTTGGTCTATATGTTGTTTGGGGAGAGAACAAAAAATCAATTAATAATATTCAAATAAAAGAATCAGATATTACATTAGATGACATAATCCCATATATTGAAAATAATACTAATCCTAATATGGTCAGAGAAATAACACCTGAATTAAGTATACGTAATGGTAAATATGGAGATTATATCTTTTATAAAACTAATAAAATGAATAAACCTAAATTTTATAAATTGAATGAATTTAAAGAAAATTATAAAACTTGTGATAATACAGTTTTAAAAGAATGGATAAACGTAACGTATAAAATATCTAAAAGTTAAAGAATTTTTCTTGGTGGTTTTCTACTAGCTTCTTGACGCATTTGAACCGCTATTTCTTTTGCCTGTTTTTTTCCTTCAGTCACTAGTTGGTCTCTTTATTTCATTTGATAAAATAAGTGAATCCACCTTTTTTCTCATATTTTCGCGATTATGTTTAACTTTTCTTTGAAAAGTCTTTTTTTCCAGATTTAATTGTTTTTTAAAAACCAATCGGTCCCCTTATATTCATTTTATTTACAATCTCATTATGTAATTCGTTTATTTCCAATGTAAAATTTATATCTTGATTATTAAAATCAACTAATCGTCCATCATGATAGCGAAATCTAAATTTTAAAGTTTGAACTCTTTGTAATGGTGGATCAAAGAATAATATAGAATTATTATCATATAATTTACTTTGATCTTGTGTAGTAGAACTATTTAATCTAGGTGATATTTTCACAAAGGCAGAGTTAGTTCTACTATTACTAAAATTATTATACATATTGTTTGATCCCTTTGGATAAGGATTTACTTCATCATATACATTAAATTTGTCTAATTCTAAATATATTGGTTGTCTATTTAAAAATCGACACATATCTTCCGATATACAAGCATGTGATATATCAATATTTAATCTCGTTTCTTGCCAATAATTAAAGCGGCGCGCAGGTTCATCGTCTTGATTATATGGTGTCGATTCTATTACTTGTTCATTAAATCCAAGATTATATAGACAACCAAGATGTAATGGTAATTTAGATAATGATTTTTCACGTAGTGGGGCTTTATAACTATAAATATGATTATTATTTTTACATTCAGTTTCAATATCAAAGTAACCAATAACAAAACTACTATCTGAATGTCCTATTATAAATTTAGATTCTGGTTTTAGAAATATAACTTCAAAACTAGGATCTTCAACTTTAAAAAGATTTCTTAATGTATTTTGTAGTTCTGTTGTTGTATAAAATCCATCAGGAATTTTTATTTCAAACATGGTTGAATCACTTTTTATAACATAAAAATTATTATTATTAAGTTTATTACTAAAGTTGTATATTGATTCGGGAAAAGAAATTTCTGTTAATCTTATAGAGTGAACATTAGTATAGGCTTGTGGGCATTTAATACTAAATTCATTAGAATCTGGAAAATGCACTTGATCTCTATCAATAGCATGAACTGTTAATAATTTTCTAGATAAATGATAATTTTCCTTTCTATTAATTAATGGACGTGAATCATTTAAATTTAGTGCAGTATTAAAATTATTCATTTTTTAAATATATAAAGATTTTATTATAAAATAATAACCATATTATTTATATGATAATACAATACTCTCTTTTTTCAAAAACTATATTTGTTGTTGCTATATGTGGAATAATTATAGCATTAATCGGTAATTATATACTAAGTAATGCACATAATGAATTATATAAAAATACTGATAATAATGTTATTGATTGTGATCAATTAATTAATAAACAACAATTATTACAAAAAAAACAAACTGCTATTTCTGGACATAACGCATTAGTTATAGGTTATTCTATAACTGCATTTAGTATATTCTCGACTATACTTTTAGCTGTAAAATATTCTAATAATAATGCTTTAGGAAGGACAACACCAACACTTGTTGGTGGTAACTTTTTTAATAAATCTAAAACGAATATATTTAATGGTATACAAATTTTACTAAAAATTATAAATTCAATATTACCATCTATATCTGTTATTGGTGTTATTACATATGTTATTATATTAACAATTATATATAAAGAAAATTTAATACTTGGTAGAGTATCAAATGATTATTATTTTTGGTCAGGTATATCGTCGATTTTTATACTTTTTCAAATTATATTATTATTAGTATTTATTTTTAATAAAATAGAAAATAAATTAACAAATGTTCATTATGCTATATATGCATTAAGCACTATAACAATAATTATTTTGGGAATAGAAAATATTATTTTAGCATCTTTTTCTACTGATGGTTAATATCAATAAATTTATAAGTAATTCCGATAACTGAATTAGTTTCCCAAATACCCGAAACTTTGAATATATAACTAAATATAGATTTATTACTAGAAGAACTAGTAATTTTGGTTGCAATATAACTTATCTGTTCATGAATTTTATAATTATGTTGTTTATTTTTATTATAAATATTTAGAATATGTGTTTCTAAATTTTCAACATATTTTATAATTGTTAAATTAGTAGTATTTTCAAAAAATTTATTATAGTTACTAGTTTTAATAAAATCAACCTTAATATATATACCATTTAAAGTAAAGTCTTTATTAGAATATAATATTCTAATAAAATTACTATCATTAATTACAGTATTTTTAATAGCTTCATTAAAAAATATATTTTTTAATGAAAATTCGTTCATATTTATAACTATATTCATATATACTGTTAAAATCAAATTCCAATTAGTTTTTAAACTATTTTAAAGTAACACTATTGTTGATTAATTTTTTTTATTAAATTTTTTTTAATAATTATATTTTATATTATGATTTAAGAGTCAAGGTCTCTTAATTAATATAATGAAATTTTACGAAACACATTTTGAAGAATATATTAAAAGTAATTCTAATATGAATTTACATTCATCTAAATTTAATTTTAATAATATTAATGATTTAAACAATTTGATTATATACGGACCACCTGGAATTGGAAAATATACACAAGCTCTTTCAATAATTAAAAATTGTAGTTCAACACATCTAAAATATGAAAAAAAAATGATAATTAGTTATAATAAGAACATATACTATTTTAAAATAAGTGATATTCATTATGAAATTGATATGTCATTATTAGGTTGTAACTCAAAATTAATATGGCATGAAATATATAATCAAATTGTTGATATAATATCATCAAAAAATGAAAAAAATGGAATAATTATATGTAAATACTTTCATGAAATAAATAGCGAACTACTAGAAATTTTTTATAGTTATATGCAAACATTATATAATTCTAGTATTAATATTAAATATATTTTAATAACCGAAGATTTAAGTTTTTTACCCGATAATATATTAAATTATTGTCTCCATATTAAATATTCAAGACCATCTCGTAGTTCTTATAATAAATGTTTTAAAATCAAATTAACTAATGAAAATGATATATCATTAATAACTAATATTAAAGATATAAAATCAGAAAATATTTTTAAAGATATAAAAAAAAACATCAATAAAGAAGACAACAATATTATAGAATTTCAAAAAATATTATGCGATAAAATTATTAAAAATATATTAAATATTAATGAATTAAAATTTTTAAATTTAAGAGATTTATTATATGATATATGCATATATGATATAAATATTGCTAATTGTATTATATATATATTAAAAACTTTAATTATAAAAAATAAATTAGATAATGAAAAATTAACCAAAATTATAACCGATACATATGGTTTTTTAAAATTATATAATAATAATTATAGACCAATATATCATTTAGAGAAATATATATTATATATAACATCCGTTGTGCATGAATTATAGCAAAGCAATAAATATATTAAAACTATCCTATAATTTTAATGAAAAAGAATTAAAACATCAATATTATTTAAAAGCATTATTATATCATCCAGATAAAAATCAAGATTTAGATGCAAAAACAAAATTTCAAGAAATATTAGAGGCCTACAACTTTTTAAATAAATATAAGAACTTTTTAAATGAAAGTGAAGAAAGTGAAGAAAATGAAAATAGTTATTCAAATATTTTAGATAAATTTATTAATTGTATGCTTAATAAAAATATAGATATTAATAATTTTTTATATATATTAAATAATAAATGTTCTAAATTATCAATAGATTTATTTCAGCATTTTTCCAAAAATACATTATTAAAACTACATGAATTTATAAGATTATATTCAGATAATTTGCATATAAATAAATCTATTATAAAAAAATTAGATGAATTAATTAAAGAATATACAAAAAACGATATAATAGAAATTATTAGACCATCATTAGAAAATTTAATAAATGATGAGATATATAAATATTCGATTAATAATGAAATATATTATATTCCAATGTGGCATAATGAATTAGTTTATGAAATATCTAATAATTTATTAATTATACAATGTGAACCTGAATTACCAGAATATATAAATATAGATGAATATAATAATTTATATGTTAATATATCTACAACAATTAAAAGTATTTTAAATGAAAATAGTATAACAATAAATATTGGAGAAAAAAAATATACAATTCCCTTAAATGAATTATATATTAGAAAATATCAGAGATATACATTTTTAAAACAAGGAATATCTTTAATAGATACAAAAGAAATATATAATGTTGATTCTAGAGCAAATGTATATGTTGATATTTTTTTTACTGATGTTAGTGAAAGTGCGATAATATAGTGATATCTATAGAATTATTACTATGATGAACTACTACTGCTTCTACTTCTACTTCTTGATCTTTTACGTTTTTTAGTTGCTTTTTTTTGTATTTTACTAGGAAATTTTCCAGTAAGTTCTCTTTCTTTTAATTTATGAAAGGCACGTATATATCTTTTATATATTAAATTCATACCAGAACTTCCTACATATGTACACAAATTTCTAATCTCTCCATCTAATGTTTTAATTTGACAATCACAAAAGCCATTATTATCTTTATATATCAATTCTCCTTCTACAGTATAATTATAATCATCTCCATACTTTTGAGAATTTGTCATAGTTTGACCTTTTACATAATCACCAACGTTAATTTGATCTAAATCTGTTACATATTTCCATTTAAATACTCCACCAACTTGTTTATGTTTTTTACTATGTTTTTTACTAAGTTTTTTACTATGTTTTTTATATGTTTTTATTTTATTCATATTATAATATATAATATTATTATAATATAATGAGGTCAAAAATATTTGATCAATTTACATATCTTCATTTTGCAAGTGGTATAATATCTTATTTCTGGGGTATATCATTTGTCTTGTTGTTAATAATTCATACTATATATGAATATCTTGAAACTACACAATTTGGAATTTACATAATTAATAATTATTTTGGTAAAATTTGGCCAGGTGGAGGCAAACATAAGAGTGAAGGCCTTAATAATGCTATAGGAGATACTATCGGTGCTATATTCGGATGGATTTCAGCATATTATTTAGATAATCTTGGAAATAAATATCAATGGTATAGTTTACATATTAAATAAAATAATAATTTAATATATTAAACGCTCTTCTTAGTTAATTAATTATGTGATATTAGTGATATGTCATATAAAGGAACATCAATACTACATATATTATTAATGTCTCGTATATCTAATAAACTAGGTCGACGACCAGTAATATCATTTTTAAAAATTCTACATCGAGATTTATATTCTTTTTCTTGATTTTTATGAATTGTGTTTTTTATAATTGTATCAAAATTATTTCTCAATTCAGGAGTGGATGCAACAATTCTATAAAATTCATTTTTATCAAGTATTCCATCACTATTCGTATCTGCTGTATCAAATAAATCATAAGGAATATAATTATTTAACGATTTAACGGCATATTTAAATTCATTCAAGTCGATACTACCATCATCATTTTTATCTATTGCACTAAATAATTCACTTACAATAGCTCCATATTCTTTTTTTATTTTTTTTAAATATATTGTAGTCATATATTTTTTATCCCTAGGTTGTATAATTGTATCAAACATATGACAAATTGTTTCTTTATTTTCCCAGCGATAATATGCTCGAAGTATATTAATAAATCGACTACGTCGTATCCTTGTTTCATTTACGAAAGTATGTTTACATGATTCATATATTTTAATTATTTCATTAACTCTATATTTGGGAATATTTGCTATCATTATAAATAAATATATATATGTATATAGTCCTTATATTTTTTGTATTAATTTATAAGACAATAAAAAAATTTTATAAATTAATAAATTAACAAATTAGCTATTCAACTTTATAAGTATATTTATTAAATCAATCTGTTTCCGTGGCTTTCTTTTTCCGCACAACTTTCTTTTTAGTTGATGGAACTGGAGCAGCAGCTACAACTTCGGCAACCTCCTCTGCTACACTTGGAATAATCTCCTCATCATCACTTGAATCCACAACGTTCACAGATACACCATTATTACCAGCTTCATCCTCTTCATCACTATCACTATCTTTACTCTTATTCATTAAAGCAATATCTTCAGGAGATAGGTTAATATAACATTGACCCTTAAGAGATGCCTTAGGCTTAACAACTGCCTGAAGGAGTTTCCATGTAACTCCAAACTTGCCATTTGCATTCCATAGTCCACCGCAAGTAATTACTGTAGCTACATTTGTTGCTTTTACAATTAAATCATTCGGAAAAAGCCCTTCCTCATTTGGAAAAATTTGTTTTTGTTCCATATCATAAAGTTCACATTTCCATTCATCATCCCAAAAACTGAATTTAATACGCAATGTAGGAGGACGACTATAATCAAATTCACCTGTTTCCTTATCCTTGGGATACTTTAACATTCGAGTCCATAGCGCGTCAACAACCTCTGCTGACATTTTAGGTTTATTCATCCACTCCTTACAATTTACAATAGCATCAGCCTTAATTTTAGCTTCAAACTGTTTCATACTTTCAAGAAATTTATTAACCTCAGGTGTATTATACTCTTCTTTTGGAAACTGTAGAGACATATCATATGATTTGCGACCAGTTTTGTTATCTACAAATTCATTTACACCCCATGTAAGCATAAGTGGTGTGCTAAGATATAGGGCCTTCTTAGTTTTATTAGAAATAATACCAATACTCTTTCCGCCAGAAGCATTAACTTTCGGTTTAGTATAAGAATAATCTTCATTTGGATTGAATTTTACACCATCAATAATAAATTCGTTGCTCGTTTTGTCCGCCATTATAAGATAGTTTAATATTAGAATTAATCTTTAAATCAATTTTTTTAAAAAATATAAATAAAAAGAAAATATTAAAATATATTAAATATTTAATTAATATATAATTATGGATATTGATATTAGTAATATCATTTTGAATATTAAAGAATCACCCGATGATAATAGAGATTGGATATATGATAAACGTGTAAATATAAATATTGGTAAAGCAAAAACTGTGTTAGATTATCGTAAAGATTTATTACCGATAAGAAATCAAGGATCACAAGGAACTTGTTATGCACAAGCCTCTGCATGTATGAAGGAATGGCAAGAAAAAAAAGATTACGGTTTAAATAATTATTTATCTCCCCAATTTTTTTATAATAACAGAAATAATTGGTATGATGATGATCCAAATAACGATGAAGGAATGTTTGGTAGAAATGTTATGAAATTATTAAAAGAAGTTGGTATTTGTTTAGAAAGTGATTATCCATATGGATTAATTGAAAAAAAAAATCTAATTGATCAAGATTATTATATTAAAGCTGAAAGACATAAAATATCTGGATATGCACGCGTTATTTCTCTAGATGGACTAATACATTCTTTAAATAATAATGGTCCATGTTTAATTGCATTTCCTGTTTATAATTATAGTATGGAAATGTGGAAACAACAAAAAAATGAAACATTAAAAGGTGGACATGCAATGGCAATTGTTGGGTATCTAGAAGATTGTTTTATTATTAGAAATAGTTGGGGAGAATTTTGGGGTGATTATGGTTATTGTTATTATTATTTTAAAGACTGGGGAAAACACTGGGAAATATGGACTACTATAGACTCCATAGAAAAAGATATACCAAATCCAGAACCCTTTCTACCACACCCACCAAATCCAGAACCAGCACCAGACCCAGAACTAGACCCAGAACCTGAACCTGAAAATTCAGAGTCAGATAATGAAATTGTATCGGACAATGATTTAGATAATGATAATATAAAAGATGATGATTTAAAATATTATTATGATTGTCCTAAATGTTCAATTTCATAATTACAAAAAAGGGAATAAAATATAAAATTTAAACGCCAATAATATTTAAAATTTTTATATTAATATTAATATAAAAATCAAGAACTATTTGTATCTTCCCCATTCAAATAAATATTATTACATAATTTTTTAATTACTTTTTCTTCTTTAAATTCGTCCGTGCAATTTTTAATTAAACTCATATACTCATCTTGTTCATCTGATTTTTCCATCCAATTAGGATGTTCTTTAATCCATACATCAAGTTTTTTTTGTTGAGCACAGCTAACTTTTTTAATAGCTTGTTTTAACTTTTTATTTTTCTCGTCTTTTTCCCACTGTGAAAGACCCCCATATATACCATTTTCACTATCTACATCCGATTTTATATACACTGTTTCTCTCTTTGCATCTGTGCAATGCATTGGTCTTTCATATACTGAAAGCTTATTCATATTCTCTATAAATATATTTGATACACCTTCACATATACCTTTATTTTTTGTTAACAATAAATCATCTAATGTAATTTTAATTTTATCGATAAATTCATTTATTGTTAACGCATCTTTACATTGTTCATTTAAAAATATATTTATGTTAAATTTTTGTTTATTTATAGTAGTATTTACTGTATTATTATTTCCAATTTTTGGAATTAATTCATTAATTTGATTACGTAATTCTTTATTTTCATTTTGAACTAATTTTTGTTGTTCTTGTAATGTCTCAAATTGCTTAAATAACATAGATTTTACATTTGTATTATCTTGAACCAATTTTAATATTAAATCGTTTGAAATTTCTTTAGATAATATTATTTTATTTGTATTTTCTATATATCCACATTTCTTTTTATGATTATATAATGATGTTCTATGAATATATGATTTTCCACATTCACATATGTATTTATCATTATTTGCAAGATTTGATGTAGTATTTTGTCGTCGCAAATGTTTAGGTGTCATAATATGTTTATTGTAATTATATTTATTACTGGATGTAAAATCACAAGTTTCACATTTATAAATATCTGGCATTTTTTTGCAAGAATTATTCGGCATTTTTCCTATAAAACGACTACAAAAAAAATGCCTAAATAGTTTTAAAAATATCAAAAAAAATTTATCATAATAAATAAATCTATAAAATATTTTCTTCTTAAAGCATTACAATAAGAAATGTAAAAATTTCATTTTTTTTGATTTTCGAATCGATATTTAAAAAGTGGACATAAAAAGCATGTCCATTTTTTGATTTTTCATTTGAGAATGAGAAAAAGTTTATTACTGAAAAATATTTATAAAAAAAAATTATAAAATATCTTATCTAATTACATGTCAATTAATAAAATGTAGAAAATTATCAGAATTTTTTCAATGATGTGCCTTTATATATATATTAATATTTTCCATATATAATAATAATATTATTATTATTATTATTATTATTATTTTTCTTTGGAATAAACAGAATAATGTCCACTATATGCTAAATCGTAGGTTGCAGGCCAACATTGAAATATATTAGAAATATCAGTAAGATAGGTTTCAATATTAGTTATTTCATTTTCATCAGTAACATGTTCGAAAGAGACATCAACCGGTATAATAGTAACAGTAGGAGTAATCGTCGGTGTAATTACGGTAGTAGTTATTTCTTCAGAATAACTGTTAGGAAGGACTTCCACATAATCACGGACCCATGTATCAGTTATAACTACTGCCGTAAATTTTTTTACTTCTTTTATTACAATTACATGAGAATCATCAATACATTTAATCGATCTGTATCCCTTATCAGAGCTCACTCCATCAGAGCTGACTCTGTACTTAGGTAACTTATTACTTGTTTGTCCTGTTGTTACAAATAGATCTACTTCAACACCATTACTATTTAATAATAAATCTGGATATACATTACAATAGTAATATTTGGAATTAAAAATACTTAAAGCAGTGCTACCGGAAAGCGACGCCTCTTCATTAAAAAAAACATGACTGGCACCATACTGATTTCTACCGGATCTCCAATTGTTTAGATATTGAACATATCGAACATCAATATTACTACTATCTATAAATATATCACTATTAGATACTACATTTAATGGATTATTATAATTATAAATAATATAGGATACATCGCGAATTTGTTTAACATTATTTGTAGTTGCAGGATAAACATTCGCTAAATAATTAATTATATATTGTGAATAAGAAGAATGTAATATATAATCTTGATTATTAATATATATATCAATATCAATATATGTATTTTCCATTATATATAATAGAAAAATATAATTTATGATATAATATTATATCAAGATCATAATATCATAAATTTTTTAAGAGAAAGGATCATAATCATCATCTTGACCTAAATCTTCATATTTAATATTATTAACATTTGTTTGTAATGCTATATTATTAATACTACATGGATCATTAGGATCATCTATATCTCCAAATTCTTTTTCTATTAATTGTTGCACATCAGTTTTTTGCAAAACATTTGTTTCTTCTCTATTTGTAGCTTTATTAAAATCTAATAAGACTTGAAAACTACTAGTTCCAAAATATCCTTCTTGGCCACACAATATATTTGCTGATACACCTCTCATATTATCAAGCATTGCGTGTCGAGCAGCTTTAAGAAATTGCTCAGGTGTTTCTTCAAATGATGCTTTTGCAATAGGACCAATATCATCATTATTAATACCATGTCGAAATACGGATACCATAGTAGAATTACATGTCATTCTATCACATAAAAGAGATAAATGATGATAATTAATATATGTGCTATCAAACTCAATAACTTCAGTTAATTCATTATATATTGCCTGTCGTGCAGCTTCAATTCCTAGTACTCTATATATTTCTTGAATATTATTGGTAACTGTATTATTTACATCAATGTAATCTAATGATAATAAGGTTAAAAGATTTGTTCCAACGGTATCTAATACCCAAATTTCTTTTTTATTATAGTTACCATCAGTTTCTTCTAATGAATCAGTAATCTTTCGCAATAAAACATTTGAAATATTTTTAATACCTCTTAAAATTAAATTATCTAACAATTCATTTTGAAAATTTTTAAGTATATATATTTCATCTGATTGGTCTAATACATTGACAGATGTTGTATTCTTCTTTTTATTTTGTATAATATTATTTAATCTAATTCTAAAAATTAATTTATCAGAATTATAATCACTATATATACAACTAATTTCATTAGAATAAGCATATTTTAATGCAAAATGCACATCTTCCATCGTAATATCTTTATCCAACATTTCATTTTCATTCATTTCAATCCGAATAATCCATTTCGATTTCAATCTTTTATCTAATTGTTGATTTTCAACACATTCATCTATTAAATTAGTAAATTCTTTATATTGTTGAATTAAAATGGCATCTTCTTCAATTAATGTATTTAAATCATCTGGATCAAAACATATAGATATACTTTTAACAATATCTCGTAATTTTGCGTGCTCAATTTGATGAAGAATTTTAGTTACTTCGTTAATATTGGATTCAATTTCTTTTGGTAAATAAATTGTGCAAGATGGATTTTTGGGATTTTCGGATAGTGATAGTATCTCTTCTATTCTTGGAACACCACGTGTTACATTTGATTTAGATGCCACTCCAGCAAAGTGAAATGTATTTAAAGTCATCTGCGTAGTTGGTTCACCAATCGATTGGGCAGCAACAATTCCAACCATTTCGCCTGGATTAACAATAGCCTGTTTATATGTTTTAACAATTACTTCTAATAAGTATGTTAATGCTTTTTTGTTAAATCTCTTTATAATTAATAACTGTTTTGGAGAAAGATAGAAATAATACATTATTTTGAATAATTGAGTTGGTTTAATTAATTCCAAATTTTCAAGATAATTATAGGTATTTTCAATCATTTCATATGCTTCCAATGGTGTTATATCAATTTGAGAATTAATAGTTAGTTCTTGTTGTCCAATAATATTTTCAATTATGTGAATAAATGAAACAGGTAAATGAACTTGTTTATTATATAAATTTTTAAATACATGTTTAACAATTTGTTTTTTTTCTGATATCATAAGATCAATATAATATTTTGTTTTCTCATTTAATTTTGTCTTTTCTTGTTTATACTTTTTTTGAATTGACTTTGTAAATATAGATAGCAAAACATTATCTTTTTCATTAACTGAAATTTGAAAATAGTTATAAATTTCTTCAAGAGACATTTCAACTAATGGAATTATTTGACTTTCAACTTTAATTGGATCAAAATTATCATTTCCATATGAAAATTGTATAATTTTATTTTTATTATTTCTTACTGTCATATCATAATGAACCATTAAATCTTCCAATGATTTGATTAATCGTCTGGATATATATCCAGTCTGTGACGTTTTAACAGCAGTATCAATAAGACCAACCCGACCACCCATTGCATGAAAGAATAATTCGGTTGGAGATAATCCAGAAATAAACGAACTTTCAATAAAACCACGCGCAGATGGTGAATCATCAAACTTATTATAGTGTGGTAATGTCCGATTTTCAAAACCATATGGAATTCGTTTACCATCAACATTTTGTTGACCTAAACAAGATATCATCTGTGCGATATTTAAATCACTACCCTTAGATCCAGCATTTACCATAATTACAAATCTGTTATCTACACTTAAACTAGATCTTCCAATTTTTCCGGCTTCTAGAGATGCCTTATTTAATATATTATTAACCTGAGTTTCAAATTCTTGTTCATTTGTTTTACCTGTTTTATTTTCAAAGATACCAAGATGTGTTTGATCTATTAAATCATGAACTTCCTTTTTCTTTTCATTAATTACACTAGCAATTGCATCATTTGTTATTATATTTGCAATTAAATCACTAATTCCAACACTATACGCACTAGATTTCATATATTCAGTTACAATATTTTGAAGATTATCAATAAAATCAGAAGATGCATTATTTCCATAATCATTATAAATTCTTTGAATTAAACCTTTAGAACCATCACCTAAAACTCCTTTTTCTATTTGACCTCTAATATATTTTCCTTTTTTTATTTCTAAAACACTATTAGAGGTTTCATAATTATCATTACTGTTAAATTTTTTAGTTTTATATTTTATGCTAACTGGTGGCAATATTTGAGTTAAGATATCAAAGTTTGATATATTTTCTTTATCTTGTAATAAATTTTTTATGTTAATAGTTTTAATGCTCATTAATAAATTCATTGCGGTTCGAGGTGAAAATACCATTCTTTCGCGCGTAAATCTATAACAACCAAGTAAAGAATCCTGAAAAACACCAATTATGGATTTGTTATTTGCTGGACTAATAATTTGCGCAGGAACTAAAGCTAGATTTAATAATTCAATTTCAGACTCGTCATCCTGTGGTAGATGTAGATTCATTTCATCTCCATCAAAATCTGCATTATATGGTTTTGTATCTCCAACATTCATTCTAAATGTATCTCCTTCTGGCATAATTCTTGATATATGACACATCATAGACATTCTATGAAGTGTTGGTTGTCGATTAAAAAGTATACCATCTCCATCTACCATATGGCGATGAACTTTATCTCCAACCTCTATATTAATAGAGTCTCTATCAATATATCTTAATGAAATACTTTCACCATTTTTTTTTTCTAATATTTTTGCACCAGGATAAATGTCAGGACCATTCCTTACTAATTTTAATAAGAAATTTTTATTTTTTTTATTTACAATAATTGGTTTTGTTAAATTTTTCGCAATTTTTAATGGAATACCCAATTCACGAATCGATAATTGTGCATCAGGTGTAATTACAGATCGCGCACTAAAATCAACTCTTTTCCCCATTAAATTACCTCGAACGCGGCCAGATTTACCATTCAATCTTTCTTTTATAGATTTTAATGGTCTTCCAGACCGCTGGGCAACTGATGCAACTCCAGGAATTTTATTATCTACTAAAGTTGCAATATAATATTGCAAAACTGTAGTCCAATCATCTATTACTGTTGCATTAGCATTTTGTTCTATTTTTTCCTGTAAAGTTTTATTTGCTTTAATAATATTAACAATTATATGTGTTACATCATCTTCACTTCGTTGTTGTGAATCATGTTTAACGGATGGTCTCACTGCAGGTGGAGGCACTGCTAAAACCTGACAAATCATTGAATCAGGACGTGACCATAATGAACTAAATCCCATAAAATTAATATCATCATCAGATATTCTTCTAAATATTTTAATTACTTTCTCTGGAGTTAACTTAATAGAGAGTTTATTGCTATCTTCACCTGCTCCTTCAACATTATCCCATTCAGCGATTAATGTTGCTAAATTTTCTTTTTTAATTTTATTAGGTTGTTTACATCCACAGCCATCGTCAGTATCTTCACCACATCGTTTAATTTTACTAGCTAGAGCAAAGACATGATTCCATCGATCATCTGGCAATATATTTAGTAATTCTTTATATTTTTCTTTACCAATTAATAATTTACTACATTTAATACATGTGCATCGCAATACTTTTATTACAGTATTTAAGTATTGTATATAAAATACTGGTCTAGCAAGATTAATATGACCAAAATATCCAGGCGTCTGCATATAATTTAGTCCATCAGTTGGACATATTAATCCAGGCTCCAATACACCCATTCTTGGATCAAATAAACCACCAATAACTGGTTTATTATTTATATAGGTATCGCGATTAGTTATTTCAGCAACCGATCCTTTTCTAATTTCATCTGGTGATAATATACTAAATTGTATCCCAATAATTTTAGAAGATTTGTTTTTGAATTTATCATCGGTTATTGACATCCTTCTTATATTAACTAAACAATATTTAGATTGTTTTATCTTCAATTTTTATTTTAAAAAATTGAAATAATAAATTTAAATAATTTAAATAATTTAAATATAAATAATCTTACATATAAGTATGGGATCTTCAGGTAATAATTCGAATTCACCCAAACATCATAAACATAATACTCGTTTAAAAGCACACGGCCACCGTATATATTATAAAGAAGACAGTGATTTATCTGACAATAATTCAAATGAAGATGACGACGATGGATGTGGTGAATTAGATAAGTATAAATATAATCACCTGCTTGCTCATTTATTTCCATCAGAATATATAAATAATAAAATTAATAGAATGAAAGATGAAAAAAAAATGATTAAAAATAAAACAGCAAAAGAATGTAATGTTGCAGATAAATGTTTTAATACAAATATTATAATCTATCAACAAAATAATAGAAAAAAAAATAATGACTATAAGAATATTAATAAAGATATGAATTATGAAGAGAAGGAAAAAGAAAAAGAAGATTCTGATGAACAAGAACAAGAATATTCTGATGAAGAGGAATATTCTGATGAAGAGGAATATTCAGATGAAGAGGAATATTCAGATGAAGAGGAAGATGAAGAGGAAGATTATGATGAAAATGATGAAGCTGATGAAGATGATGAAGATCATGAAGATCATGAAGATGATCAAGATGATCAAGATGATGAAGACGATGAAGATGATCATTCTAAAAATAAAAAAATAAAAGTATTTGACTCAAATCATAATGAAAATACACATAGTTTAAATAATTTAGTAGATAAACTTATTACAAAAAACAAATCAAATAAAATAATAGAAGATTTAGTTAAAATAGCAAATATAAAAATAAAAAAAGCTTCAAAAAAACGATTTAAGATAAGTAAAAAAGAATTACTCAATAAAAAAAAAGAATTAGCAAAAAGAAAAAAGACATTGGCTGATAATGTAAAAGAATTCAAAGACCTTCTAGCAGAAAAAGATAATATGAATGATTTGAAATATTTTAAGAATGAAATAGATTTAGATAGTCAAAAGGTATTAATTGATGAATTGAAACAAATTAATCAATCATCTACAATAGATAAACCTTATAGAATTATTCTTTTAGAATCTGATATCCCACAAATGTTTAAAATTGCTGCTTTAAAAAAAATAAGTATCATGGAAAATATGGATCCAAGTGTAAGTGAATATTTTAAATTAAAAAATTGGGTAGATACATTTATGCGTATTCCATTTAATAAATATAATAATCTTCCATTTAACTATAATGACGGATTAGAAAAATGTAATATGTATATGGAAAAATCTATAGATATTTTAGATAAAGCGGTATACGGATTAGGTGATGCAAAAATGCAAATTATGCAGTTAATAGGCCAATGGATTGTTAATCCATCCGCAGTAGGCACTGCTATAGGAATTAAAGGTCCAATGGGAACAGGTAAAACAACACTTGTTAAAGAAGGAATTAGTAAAATATTAAATCGACCATTTGCACTTTTAGCATTAGGTGGTGCTACAGATAGTAGTACATTAGAGGGTCATGGATATACATATGAAGGAAGCACGTGGGGTAAAATTGTAGACATTTTAATTCAAACAAAATGTTCTAATCCAATTATATATTTTGATGAATTAGATAAAATAAGTGATACTCCAAAGGGAGAAGAAATAATTGGTATTCTTACACATTTAATAGATACTACACAAAATAATTGTTTTCATGATAAATATTTTTCTGAGATAGATTTTGATTTAAGTAAAGCATTATTTATTTTCAGTTATAATGATGAAAGTAAAGTAAATGCAATTTTACTTGATCGAATGTATAGAATTGCAACTAAAGGATATAATCTTAAAGAAAAGAAAGTTATTGCAAAAGATTATTTAATTCCAGCAATATACAAACAAGTAAGTTTTGAAAGTGGAAATGTAATTTTTCCAGATGAAACACTAGAATTTGTTATAAATAATTATACAGAAAAAGAGGATGGTGTTCGTAATTTTAAAAGATGTTTAGAAATTATATACACAAAATTAAATTTGTTTCGTTTAATGAAACCAGAATCTTCTTTATTTAGAGATGAAAAATCTATTAAAGTAGAATTTCCATTTACAGTAACAAGTGAAATAGTAGAAAAATTAATAAAAAAAGAAGCATCAGGTAATGAAAATTGGAAAAAAATGTATCTCTAATAACAATGATTAGAATATTAAACTCCAAATAGTTTAATTTTAAATACCAGACAATTAAATTATGAATACTAATTTAATTTTTTAATATAATTTAATAATAATGGATAAAAAATTAATTACATTCATAATAATAAATTTAGTTATATTTTTTTCATTACTTTATATTTCTTATATGGTTACATTAGATACATTAAAAAAGAATAATAAGAAACCAATTACACTATTAAATTATATAAATAAAGGTGAAATACCAAGTTACAAAAATTTATTAATTGGATTAATATTTGGATTAATATTTGGATTTATAGATAATTTTGGATTATGGCTTGGTATAGATATTTTATATAAATATCTTCCAGGCGGAACATTAACTAAAGCAGCATTGGGAAATACATATAGTGATGTATTTGGTGCAACAGCTGGAACATTTATAGCAGAAATGGCAAAAAATTATTTTAATTATAATGAGGATAATCAACCTATCTGGTTAAATTCAGTGGGTATATTTCTAGGTTGCATATTAGGCCTTCTAGCTGGTAGACTATTAACAAATAGAAATTAAATTTTAAAATTAAATTTTAAAATTGAAAATTTAATTTTAAAATCAAATTAATAATTATTAAATATTAATTATTAACAATGTTAAATGCTTTGGAAAAAATAGATACATGTGCGAGTTTGAATGATCTGATTCAATTAAAATTTAATGTTGAACACGAATATAGCACTTTATATAATACATTTGATCAAGTAAAAAAAATGAAATTATTATCTATTAATAAAGATGTTGAACTTTATACAATACTTAGAGTATATTCACAAAATATAGAACACATGGGTAATGAGTTTTTGGAAAAACAAAAAAATTTATTGGAACAAATTAATGAAATACTTATGAAAAAATGTAATCATAATTGGATCGAAGACACTATAGACGAACCTTTTAGAAGTAGAGATATTTGTTATTGTTCAAATTGTTATATATATAAAAAGAAATAAGTTAAATTTTAAACTTTAACATAGTATAATTGTATTGTTTATAATATTTATATTTTTTATAAATATATATATATATATATATATATATGACAACAGTATATTATCGTCCCAGAGAACAAAATTTAAAAAATGAACATTTAAATCAATTATCTCAAGGATTTCCAAGTAAAAGTCATAGAAGAAATAGTGTAAGTTATACTAAAGGTGGAATGCCTGCAAAGTTTGAAGGAGCAGATGGTGAATCATCTTTTGCAATTGGTAGAAGTATATATAGAAATATTAATTTATCTAAAAAGCCAACAACATCATCTAAAGAATCATTTAAGGTTCAATCAACAGATCAATATATACAACAAAAAAAAAATCAAGCAATTGGAAGGGGAACAATGCCTGGTCTTAGATCTGCACCCAATGAACAAACACTTTTATCTTTTAAAAGTAATGACAATAATACAAGAAATCAGGCATTAAGAAGATGTAGAAATAGAGGATATGTAGTTCCACCAAAAGTAAAATCAAGCACTCATAATAGAGGTGTTTGTTGTAACACATAATATAAAGATTTTAATTTTATAAATATTTTTCAATCCCAGCATTATAATCGTATATTTTTATATTATCAATATAATAATATCCACTATTAGTTACCAATTGATACAAATAATCTGGAGTAATAATTGGTGATCCAGTTAAATCATTTGTATTAATATAACCAAATTTTTTATTATAAATTTGTATATTATTACTACATTTTAATTTAGTATTTCCAAATTGGTATTCTTTTATACCAAATGTATATTTTGAATCTATTTCAATTATACCTAATACAATTTCACCATTATATAGTATATCATTAACTTCAATATTATTAATTTTTTTTATATTATTATTTTTTAATCTTATTAATGTATTTTTTTCTAAACCGTTATTTAAATATTTATGGATATCTTTGTTATATATATTTTTAGGTAAAAATAAACATTTTTGTTTAATTTGTTCAATTTCTTTATCGTCTAAATCGTCCCAATCTGAAAATTTCATATCATTTATTTTAATTATATTAGTATCGGTATTTAAACAATAGATAATATTTTCCGTATAATCAAATATTTCCACAGCATCGGGATGATCAGAAACATAAATCCAATCCATTGTATCATGATAAATTCTATGACAACCGGATACAATTATATTATTTAAATTATATATTTTTTGATAGCATGATGATAATTTCATAGTTCCAGTGACTATAGATCCATCGTGAAGTATCTCTCCGGGTTTAATATTACAAATATATTTTGATTCATTATTATACATTTTAATTAAAGTATTTTTATCAAAACATGAAGGGCGGTTCCCGTCGCGCCCAGGTGGACCACCAATGTTTATTGCTGGAACATTTAATATATTAGAAAATGCAACTACAACAATCATTAATGGTATCATTATAGCTATATATATAGCAGTAGCAGCTAATGCGGCTGGAATAGTAGCGCCAAAGAACCAAGCTGAAGCCCATAAACCAGCAATTGTAATTGATAAAGGAATTAATACAAGTTTAGTAATAAGTTCTGTTATACTACCAGCGAAAGCTTTTAAGGTCATATAATTTCCGAATAATGTATATAAAAATGTTTGTAAAATACCTTGAATTTTACCAAACATACTTTTAATTGCAATAGTTTGTTTTACCATGGGCATTGTAATATTTAATGTTCGTCCATAAATTTCACTAGAAGTGTTTGATACATTTTTTCTTATGTCATTAAATAAAGATCGAGATTGATTAACTGAGGTTATTATTCTACCAAATAATTCCAAAAATACACTCATAATATAATATATTGGTTCTAATACATATCCGATAATAGTTAATAAAATATTTTCTGTGCAATTTATAAAATTGTCTCTAACAACATCTAAATTTGATTTGTTTGGATCATTAATTATCATTCCAGCGAATGGTATGTATGCTGGATTACATTTATTTTGTTCCCAATTTACTCTTAATAAAGGTATATGATTTAATACATAATAATATGTTGTCCATATAAAAAAAATGAATATTATAATAATTGCTATTATTGTATCTGTTCCATATTTTTCATAGAATCCTTGTTTATCATATAATTTATTTATAGTTTTATAAATATTATCCATATATAGTATTTGGATAATATTACAAAAATGATACTTTATAAAATTAACATAATATTTTATTAGGTTTACCATTATTATCTTCCCAATCATGAAAGGTGTGTTTTCCTAAAGGAATTGTATGAGTTGATGTAATTAAACAAACTAAATCTTTGGAATTAATATCTGATATAGTTGCTTTATCATAATCTTTGACATAAATAAATTTATTAGAATTATCGTCAAATATTAAGTGTGAACCTGATACTAATATGGGTATATTTTTTTCACCTCCATTAATCGAATATAGATTCTCTACAAAATTATTATTTTGGTCTAAATTATGTAGTTTCAATGTTCCATGAACAATTATATTATTTTTTAATCTATCTCCCAATTCTAGATTTTTCATTTTAACAATAGTATCATCGTATTTTTTAACTAATGTATTTGGATGAAAACATATAGCCCTAACAAGTTGTCCCGGAGGTCCAGCCCAGGTTGATCTTGCTGTTAAAATTGTTCCATCAAGTATATACATAAATGATGTTAAGATGCCAATTAATTTTCCAAACGTATCTTTAGTAGTAATACTTAACTTTTGAATTTCAATAAGTATATTTAAAAATACACCATAAATACTGGATATTATCTCTGTTACCATGTTTCTTATATAATTAAAAAACTCTCGTATTTTTTGAATAGAATCAGTTATTATACTACCGATACCGCCCATAAGAGAAATATTATAATGAACTGGTTCTAAAAGTTCTTTCATATAAATAGATTGCATGTTTTTAATACAATGAACAAAATTTTCACCTGGATTGTGATTAAATAATGAAGCAAATGGCATAATAATAGGATTACATCTATAAATTGGCCAGTTATTCTCTATATTTTTCATTCCATTTCCTAAAATATTAAATAAATATAGACTTGCAAAAATTAAAATAATAATAATAGTAAATAAAAGATCAGATGTTTTCATAATAAAATATACAATTATTTTTATTTATTGATATATCCAAAAAAATATTATAAATATAAAATGTATATATGTCTTTATTTGGAGATATAAATAATCAATTATATGGAGATAATAAAGTAAGTGGTGCTGATGTTGTTTATTTAGCATCTGGACTTTTGGGTATATCTGGTTTTGATTTACCAGATTATGTATATTATTTATATGATGTATGTGGTTCAAATGTTAGTTTTTTAACTTTATTATCACATTATATTGTCTCTATTCCTGAGTATGTTGAAAAATTTAATAGTATAAATAATTTAAATGATATATCACACGGGCAAGCAGATTATGTTATTTCTGGATCTTTAAATGATTCAAATGAATTAATCATAGAAATAAAAAATCTTGGAACAGCTGATGGTATTGGCTTTTTAGTTAATGGTAATTATTATGATTATACGGTCATTATGGAAGTAACAAAAACAATGGATGAATCATTGGATCTAGAAACAATTATATTTGATGGTATAGAATTTATAGGTATGAAAAAAGATACACCAATATATGTTGGATCTAATACATATTATCCTGTAAAAAAGATTTATCTAACTAATGATATGATAGAATTGATTTCTTCATCTCATCCAAGTCCATGGATTTCAATAAATCCAACAATTCCGGGGTTTATAGCACACTCATCAATATTAAAAGTTGGTGAGCATTATAAGTTTAAAATTGATTTATCAGCATCAGTATTTGAATATGGTAAAATATATGCAGTTTTTGCAGATGATGGAACAATTATAAATCGAAGGGAAGGAAATACATCAAATGAAATAATTGACACATTTGATATATTAACAAATAATATTTATATTTGGCAGATGGGTTCAGAAATTGAACCATTAATATATTATTGGACAAGTTCCGGTATACAATGGTTAAATCAATTAGGAATATTGAATATTGTAAACGCTATAGCTCCTACTATTAATCTAAAAACAAATTCTATATATATCGCTCATCATGGAAATCAAGTTTCCTATTTAAATTCAATTGGAACTATTAGTATAGATTTAACTAATATAACAGTATTCGAGTATCTATTAACAAATAATTATATAAATGTAGAACTACAACCAGAACCAGAGCCAGAGCCAGAACCAGTAATGGAACCAGAGCCAGAACCAGAGTCAGAACCAGAGCCAGAAGTAGAACCACAAGAACAATTAAATTTTGTAGAACAAATTGGAAATTATTATATACATGAATCACAATCTGGCGAATATTATATAGGCTTAAGCCAATATAATGGGTCTATTGATTTTACAGGTGAATATATATCTGTTAAATATTACTCTGGTAGTAATAGCATAAATAAATATAAATTATTAGAAAATATTGGTAATTTTCCAAAAATAAATGGTGGTATTTATACAAAATATCGTATAGATATTGAATTTATAGAAATTAATTTTCTACAAGAAATATGGTTAATAAATTATCAAGATCAAGAACGAGAGCCAGAGCCAGAACCAGAGCCAAAACCAGACCCAGAACCTGAACCAGCCTATGCAGATTATGTTATTTCTGGATATTTAAATAATTATAATGAATTAGAAATAAAAATACAAAATCATGGAACTGGTGATGGTATTGGGAGAGAATTAAATGGTAATTATTATGATTATACGGCCATTATAGAAGTAACAAAAACAATGGATGAATCATTGGATCTTGAAACAATTTCATCGGATGGTATAGAATTTATAGGTATGCAAAAAGATACACCAATATATGTTGGATCTAATACATATTATCCAGTAAAAAGGGTTGATTTAACTAACGTTGATTTGGAATTCATTTCTTCATCTCATCCAAGTCCATGGATTGATTCATTACCTTTATTTACCGGGTTTATACAACACTCATCAATATTAAAAGTCGGGGAGCATTATAAGTTTAAAATAGATTTATCATCTTCGGCATTTGAATATGGTAAAATATATGCAGTTTTTGCAGATGATGGAACAATTATAAATCGAAGGGAAGGAAATACATCAAATGAAATAATAGAGACATTTGATATATTAACAAATAATATTTATATTTGGCAGATGGGTTCAGAAATGGAACCATTAATATATTATTGGACAAGTTCCGGTATACAATGGTTAAATCAATTAGGAATATGGAATATTCTAAACGCTATATCTCCTAATATTAATCTAAATACAAATTCTATATATATCACTCTTCATGGAAATGAAGTTTCATATTTAAATTCAATTGGCACTATTAGTATAGATTTAACTAATATAACAGTATTAGAGTATCTATTAACAAATAATTATATAAATGTAGAACTAGAGCCAGAACCTGAGCCAGAGCCTGAGCCTGAGCCAGACTCAGAGCCAGAGCCTGAGCCAGACTCAGAACCACAGCCAAAACCACAGCCATTAATATATTATTGGACAACTTCCGGTATACAATGGTTAAATCAAGTAGGAATATGGAACATGGTAAACTCTATAACTTCTAGTATTAATCTAAATACAAATTCTATATATATTCCTAATTATGGAAATGAAATTTTGTATTTAAATTCAATTGGCATTATTAGTATAGATTTAAGTAATATAACAATAGTTGACTATCTATTAACAAATAATTATATAAATGTGGACCTAGAACCAGAACCAGAACCAGAGCCAGAACCAGAACCAGATACATATATTTTACAAATGAATACAAATTCTGATGGAATTATAATTTTAGATAATAGTTGCACAAGTGGAATATTTTCATTAAGAGGATATAATTATCCTGATACCGGAACATATTTTACTATTGCTTCAACTGGAGATCCAAATAATTGGCAACCTCAAGTTAGTATTTATCTTAACTTCACAAACGGTTCCAACAGTGTTAATTTGATTTATAATTTACATGATATAGAAATATATAATGTTGTAGGTTTGTTTTACTATAAAGTAATATTTTTAGATACAAGTGGTGGTCACCAAATTCATTATATAAATGATGAAATAGTATTTGAAACAAATGTAGAAATATCAGCAATTAAAGGAATAAGTCTACATAGTTTGCCTAGCCGGTGGCCAGAAGTTTTACCATGGGTTATTTATATATATGATATTAAATTTGATTCAAGTGGTAATACTTTAAATATAGATATGAACGAATATAATGAATATGTTAATCAACCAGTTTCTGATATATCAAATTTTCCAATACAACCATGGGGCACTTACTCTACAATGGATAACGCATATATAAAAAATTTAAATGATATATTATCTCCACGAGCAGATTATGTTATTTCTGGATCTCTTTTAAATGATTCAAATGAATTAGAAATAGAAATTAAAAATCGTGGAACAGGTCCTGGTATCGGATTTGACTTAGAGATGAATGGTAATTATCGTGATTATACAGCAATTATAGAAGTAACAAAAACAATTGATGAATCGTTGGATCTTGAAACAATTACATACAATGGTATGCAAATTCAGGGTATGGCAAAAAATACTCCAATAGATGTTGGATATAACACATATTATCCTGTAAAAAGGATTGATCTAAATAACGTTGATATAGAATTAATTTCTTCATCACATTTTAATGGATCGATCTATAAATTAAATCATCCATGGATTGGTATGATTCAACACTCATCAATATTAAAAGTTGGTGAGCATTATAAGATTAAAATAGATTTATCGTCATCTGTATTTGAATCAGATAAAATATATGCTGTTTTTGCTGATGATGGAACATTAATAACTCGGAGGGAAGGATATACACCAAATGAAATAATTGAAACATTTGATATACTAACAAATAATGTTTATGTTTGGCAGATGCCTAAAAAACCAATAAAATTACCGGACGGAAGATATATAGAAATTAATAAATATAATGGATTAACAAAAATATGGTTTGATATAATTGGTGATCAACAAATAGCATATTGGAGCGGTAATGAACCAATTCCCGGTAATGAATCAGATAAATACATATATATTTGGAATGAATCAACCAAAACATATATATATAATTCTAATACATATAATGTGTACTTTAATGTTATAGGAGAATCATATTATAATGGAATAGGTTCTTGGTCAGGAAGAACATATGATATTAGTATTACATCACTATATACAGAAGAACCAGACCCTTATATAATATCAAATTTGGTAACACATGAACTAAGTGGGGATGAATTTAATGTAACATATAATTTTATAAAAATTAGTATTAAATCATTAAATCCATTTTTTGGATGGCAGGGTATAAAATTTGATTATGATATTAGTGGATCACTTGAAATAAATACCTCAAATACTTTTATAAATGTCTATACAGCTTTAACAAATGGTATATTTATGAAAAATAGTGAACTATCAGAATTACCTATATCAATATCATCATCATCTTTTAATTGTATAATAGATACATCTAATCATAAAATTGATATTTGTGGAAATAATTTATATCCTAATAATATACCAAAATTTTATTACAATTTAAATTTCTATATTTTACTTATCAATCCCATATATAGTTTTGATTTTAATGTTCAAAATTTAAAAATATTTAATGATGAAAGTAATCCAATAAATTATATTGGTACAATTCAACCAATAAATCCACTGTTTTCATATACATCAATAGAACGTAATAATGATGTTGTTTTACCAAATCCAGCTGATTACAGTAGAATTACTCTAGAAAGTTATTTTTTATCTTATAATGATTTAGAAAATAATAATAAAGATATTTTAACACAAGAAAGTGCAAACCATTTATTTAGTGTTTTACAAGATTTATCAGCAGCGAATGGTAAATATTGGGGAGTAATACAAGAAGGTGTAGTAGGATTAACATTAATTAAAATAAAAAATCAAAATTTACCAACACAAATATATAATTCAGTTCCAAGAATTAAACAATTTTCAGTGAATTATAGTCCTTATAGTTATGGTTCAAATGCTTTTCCATTATATGAACCAAGCTATAATGTTTTCTCAGATTATTCTCCTTTAGATATGACATTTTTTAGTCCAATAGAATATGTTGATTGGAGCACAAATACAAAATATAATTTTGTAGATGGTATAAAAATATATCAAAATGAAGAACCAAGACGTATAGAATTTACTAATTATTTAGATTTGACGAATAATTATCAAGTTATTTATGTTATGTTTGGAAGAACTTATATTAATTATCTTGTAAATGTATTAGATGAATCAGACAATGATATAACATTTAGGTGTTATATTGATAATACTGCTAGTGCTGCTGGGTTAAAAAGAACTTTTATTACAGACATTCCAGATGGTATACTTGGATTAGTAAATAATACTGTAAGTAATACTTATCAATATACTGAGATGAAATATCCATATAACAAGTATTTAAATATTAATGATATTATCAATGTAAAAAATTTATTGTCTAACACACTAGACCTTTCAGATAATGATGTTCAAAATTTTAAAAGAAGGGCCAAATTGGTAGCTGATATTGATGTCTCTAGTAGTAATATAATTAATAATATAGAAAAAATTAGTAACATGGTATTATATAATATTCAAAGCCATCTTCAAACATTTTGTGAAACATTAGTTGATTTAAGACCCATTGATTTATCAAAAATGCAAGATGCAATTCAATATACATCATTATCACTTAATATTGTAGCACCATATGATGGGTCCGCAATAGATGGAATGCGTTATGATATAATTCCTTTAACATATAACGGTCAATATTTTATTAAAATTGATATTAATTCTTATAATCCTGAAGCTTTATTTGCTGGAATTCAATTTTTAATAACATTAACAGGTGCTTCGATAGATGATACAGTAACAGACACATATGCAAATTTAACAAATTTAGGAAATGGACTTTTTATTAAATCGTCGATTAATAATTTTTTAATTATAAAAAATCCTAATCGAGGTCCAAATAAAATGTATGTAATAGGATTACAATTAGAAGGGTCAGGTATTCAACCTGGTAATATATCAAACCAAACAGATACATCAATAATAAGCCCTGGAACTTTTTTATATTTGGCAGTAACAAATTATCCCACAGAGGTTAAATTATCTCCGTCTTATATAGCGTCTGCATCTTTACCAAGTAAACTACTAGAATTTACAATTCCACAAGGGTACTTTTATCACATTGAAACAACAGATGATAGTGATGATGTAATTAATTATAATAATTATTGGTATTTAAATTATAAATTTTATCATAAAGTTTATTGGAATCAAAATGATTATACAACAATTCACGCGGCAAGATTGAATGAAAATTTAATAAATAATTTTGATAACAATAGAGGAGAATATAGAGAATATGGTTCAGAAAAATATGCAAAAAGTATAGCATTAAATGCTGATGGATCAGTTATTGTAATTGGATCTCCAAAAACGTCTTTTAATTATGAAGATTGGAGTAATGATATTGCTCGGGTCAATGTTGGAAGTGTTCGAGTATATGAAGCAAGTAATAATACTTGGATTCAAAGAGGAAAAACAATATTGGGTTGGGAAGGTCAACCAAGAGGTCGAGATGATAAAGGAGATTTTAGCACATTTTATCCACCAGATGAAAATGATAACATGCATTTTGGATTTAGTGTTGCAATTAATGCAGATGGAACAGTAATAGCTATTGGTGCACCAGAATATGGGTTTGATGATGGTGCTGGTGAAGGACAAGATGGATTGGTAAAAGTATATAAATGGTATAATGAAGAGTGGCATCAATATGGTTTTGAAATTAAAGAAGTTATCTTTTCAAAAGGAACAAATTCTGGGTTTTCGGTAGCACTCAATAATATAGGAAATATTATAGCGATTGGATCACCCGGAAAAATAGATGGTAATATATCGGAAATAGATTTAACAAAAGGTGGTTTTGTTAGTTTGTATAAATATAATAATTCTATATGGGAACCGTTGCCAAATGATGGGGTGAATGGAAATATAATTAGATCAATAAATCCGTCAGATACAAGTTATAGAATAATTAATTTGGGAATTCCCTGGCCAGATATAGGGCATTTTAATGGATATTCAATTGCATTAAATGAATTTGGAAATAGGATAATTATAGGTGCTCCAGGAATAGTTACACATGATTTATTAGAAATTGATTTATTAGACGACCGTAACCTGTATAATATTCCACTGTCACTTCAATTTTTTAGAGGATATACACGTGTTTTTGAATATAAGAATGGAACTTGGAACCAATTGGGTGAAACAATATTAACAAATACAAGCCCTGAATATGATAATGATATGTATCAATTAAAGTATGAATATTGTGGCTATTCAGTTTCTATTGATGGAAGTGGTGATACAATTGCAATTGCTACACGTAATGAAACTCATATAACCGAATCTACTAATTATTATAGATCGGGAACAGTAAGAGTTTATACCTTAAGTAATGAGACATGGATTCAAAAGGGTAAGACTTTATCATGTAAAGATAATGGTGGTATAGATAATGTTGTAATTAGTAATAATGGAGAGAGAATTGTAATAGCGTCTCCAGACAAAGACAATTTAAGAGGTCAAATACGTATATTTGATTATGTAAACTCAGAATGGGAAATTAATTCTATAATAAATCCAGAATATAATAAGTGTAAATTTGGTAAATCTTTAGCGATGGATAAAAATGGCTCTATAATAGCAGTTGGTGGACATATAGGAGAAAATAATAGTATAGATTATCATACTAATGTTGGAAATATCACATTATTTAATTTATTAGATACCTCATATTCATGGTATAATAAGATTTATGAAATTTCATTAAATTTCATTAAATATCAATATAGATTTTCATCATCAAGACAATGTGAAATATGGTATAGTATTGATGATTCATCATTTATACAATTAACGAATCCATTTGATCTAGAAATTGTATCAGATACAAAAATTTTAACAAAAAATATATATAAAAACTATAGATGGCCAGATTATAATCAATTTACTGTTCCAAATGTAGCATATAGTGATAGTATAACATATGGTAAATCTGGAACATTATATGTCAACACCGGAATTATAATATATGGTTTTGAATTTATTAATAATTTTAATCAAATGAAATTCTTAAATGATAGTGATATAAGGCCACATTATCCATTTATGTATGCACATTTAAATGACTATGAAAAATCAGAATTAATTAATCATTATGATATCTCAGCAAATAAATGGATACCATCTATTTTTTGGAATGATACATCTGCTAATGATAGAATATTTTTTAATACTGTATATGATCCAACTGATATTGAACAAGAAAAAGAATATGGACATGAAGCTATAATAACTTATCCAGATACATTATATGTTCCAAGACCACAAAATGATCCTTTATTATTAGAAAAAGTTCAAATTATTCCGGTAAAAATAAGATCTGGAGTTTCAAATGAGCTTGTTTATGTAAAGAATTATTTATCTATAAATATGGAAGATCAATATACTATATATATAAATAAAGATATACCAAAGTGTTTATATGCAAAGGGTTCAATATATACAATAACAATTTATGAATGGACATATATGATTGATAGATTATATTTAGATTTCTCATATAATACCCATATAGCGAGTATGCATCTAGATAGAGAATTAGAAACTCCAATGAATTATGATGATACTATATATATAAGAATTGATGGTAATGAAATTCCTAAAAATTGGGATCCATCTTGGACAACTGAACAAGTATTGCAAGCAGATCTTTCTGGTGAAAATATAGAGATTCCAGTATTTAATTCTAATACACAATATAGTATAAGACATATGGATGGAGGATATATAGGCTTTCAAGAAAATTTACCATCACAAATGTCATATCATGGCGGAACTATACATGCTGAATCAATTTATTTATTTGAAGCAGGAGATGTATCGGGTGATTATTATATTCAAAATGTTTCATCTGGGAAATACATTGGTATAGTTTATTATGGTGGATATAGCTGGCCAGGATTAGTAGATACAGAATTTAAAGAATTATGGACAATTATGGTTTCTACAGTAAACCCGTCATTAGCCGACCCACCAGCTGATAAATTATATAGATTAAAAACAAATACAAGTTACTATATTGCTTATAAAGATTGGACATTAACAGAAAATCTTCCTCAACAGGATGTTGGTTCACATGCTATTGAAATATATATACCACAACCGGAACCTGAACCAGAACCAGAACCATAATCAGAACCATAACCAGAAGTTTAATCATAATCTAGATAATATATTATTGTAAATAGTATAAAAACATTCTCATATTATATAATAATGGAAATTGAAAATTCAGAAAATATAAAAAACACTGATGATATAATTTGTAAAGATGAAGAATTAATTTTTAATCCATATAATTCATTAAATGTTGAAATAACATTAAAAGAAATAAATTCTATTTTACACAATTATGGTGTCAATTATACAATTGACAACATAAATCTATATAAACGCGCATTTATACATAAATCATATACAAAACGTCCAATATTAGAAAATGAGGCGGCTGATATAAAGATAGCAGAAAAACCATATAATTGTTTACCATTAAAAACAAAATCGAATGAGCGATTAGAATTTGTTGGAGATGGTGTTTTAGAATGTATAACTAAGTTTTATCTTTATAAACGATTTCCTAAAGCAGATGAAGGATTTATGACAGAAAAAAAAATAGCATTGGTTAAAAACGAACATATTGGAAAATTAGCATATGAAATGAAATTACATAAATGGTTTATATTATCAAAACATGCAGAAGAGAAAAATACTAGGTTAAACTTTAAAAAACTAGGATGTTTATTTGAGGCTTTTCTAGCTGCTTTATTTTTAGATGTAAATAAAGTATCAATAAAAGATGAAAATGGTTGGTTTGAAAATCACTTTCTAACTGGTCCTGGATTTCAAATGGCACAAATATTTATTGAAAATATTTATGAAAAGCACGTAGATTGGATACAACTTATTAAAACAGATGATAATTATAAAAATAGATTACAAGTTATAATTCAAAAAGAATTTAAGATAACTCCAGATTATCTAGAGTTAAATCATGATATTGAAAATGGTTACGAAATGGGAGTATATATTTGTTTAGGTCAGGAAATTCATGAAGTAAAAGCGGATGAAGCCATTGATTATAAAGAATTTGGATCATTGGCAAAAATACATGAAAAATTAGATGAAGATGGCAAACTTTTCATATTTTTAGGTAAAGGATTACATAAAATCAAGAAAAAAGCTGAACAAATAGCGTGTGAAAAAGGTATTAAATTATTTGAACAATAATAATATATTAGTAAATGGATGATTTTTAATTTTTGCTTTAATATTAGTATATATTAAATTATTTTAATATGTAAAGTGTCTATATTAATAGTTATAATATGCAGAATATTTCTAAAAAATATAATCTATATTATAAATTAATATATTAAATATTTAATATATTATTTTAATATATTAAATATGGCTGACGCGCTTTTAGCCCAATTAATGATAAAACCAACTCCTAAATTACAAGAAAATATTAATATTGAATTTAAAAAACCAGAGCAACAGAAGGATATTGTTGTTAAAACTAAAATATTAGATAAGCGTGAAGTTGCAGATATTGATAGAAATGATATATTAGCTAAAATAATGGATAAAAGAGAAATTAAGAATAAAATACCCACACCAAAACCAGTAGACCAACCAATAGATGAAGTATTAGACGAACCACTTGATCAACAAGCAGAGCAACAAGTAGAGCAACCTGTAGATCAATCATTAGAACAACCAAAAAAACCAATAAAGAAAAAAAAATTAAAATTAGTGCAAGGAGATACAACCGAAAAAACACCTACAAAACGTAAAACTTTGAAACCAAAAGAAGCAACTATAGCTGGGCCAACATCATTATTACAAATAGAAGATATTGTTATGAATTTACCAAAAAAAGAAAAAAATGTAATACTTCGTTCATCTGCATATTATATGAATAATCGTGAAATTTTTATTAATTTTATTTCTTCTCTCTTTAATCCATATAAAAAAGAAATAGAAGAGAGTGAGGAAAATTATTCTTGTGATAATAAAGAAACAACAGAATTTAGCTTGCTTACACATCAAAAGCTTGTTAGAGATTATATAAATATATATACACCATATCGTGGTTTATTATTATATCATGGACTTGGGTCAGGTAAAACATGTTCTTCAATTGGTATAGCTGAAGGATTAAAAACAGATAAACAAATTCTTGTAATGACACCAGCGTCTCTTCGAGTTAATTTTATTCAAGAAATAAAAAAATGTGGAGATAAATTATATAGAAAAAATCAAAATTGGGAATTTATTGATGTTAATAAAAATCCAGAATTATTAGAACCATTATCATATGCGCTTTCTATATCTATAGAATTCATAAAAAAAAATAATAATATTGTATGGTTTGTTAATATTAAGAATCCTCCAAATTATGATGAATTAAGCTCAAAACAGAAAATTAGTTTGGAAAATCAGTTAGATGAAATGATTAAATTAAAATATAATTTTATTAATTATAATGGATTACGAAAAAGTCATCTTGACAAATTAACTATAAATAATACAATAAATCCATTTTCAAATAAAGTAGTAATTATAGATGAGGCTCATAATTTTGTAAGCAGAATTGTTAATAAAATTAAAAGGCCGGAATCAGTATCAATGAAATTATATAATTTTTTAATGAATGCTGAAAATAGTAAAATAATATTATTAACAGGAACACCAATTATTAATTATCCAAATGAAATAGGTATTACAATGAATATTTTACGTGGAACAATTAAAGTATGGCATATGCAATTATTAACAGGTGAGTCAAAAATTACAGAAGAATTTCTTGTTAATTTATTTAAGTCATATTCTTTATCAAATAATGTTTTTGATTTTATACAATATAATAAAAAACAGCATATTTTAACTATTACAAGAAATCCATATGGATTCTATTCTTACAATGATTCAGGTAGCGGAGAAAGATATAAAGGAATATCATTTGGTGAAGATGGTAATATTGATGATACTACATTTATAGAAATTATTACAAAGGTATTATTAGAAAATAATATTAAAATAATATCTGGTTCAGTTAGAGTTGACACGCATCCATGTATGCCAGATACATTAGAAAATTTTTCAGCATATTTTATTGAAGATAATAAAGTAAAAAACATGAATTTATTTAAAAGACGTATATTGGGTTTAACTTCATATTTTCCTGATATAGACGCATTACTACCTAGATATGATAAGGTAAAAGATTTTTATATAAAACAAATAGAGATGAGTGATTTTCAATTTGGTGTTTATGAAGAAGCGAGAGTGCAAGAGCGAAAGATTGAAAAAAATAATGCAAAAAAAAAGAAACGAGCTGGTGGAGATAATATTTATGATGATGCGGTTTCTACATATCGTATATTTTCTCGGGCATTTTGTAATTTTGTCTTTCCAAAACCAGATATCATTCGACCAATGCCGAGAGAAGATCAAGAATTTTCTACAATAGTAGAACAGGGTCTTGATGAAGATCTATTAGATGCTATTTCTATTGATGAAAAACTTGAAGATACAGAAGGAAAATATGAAGCAGATGAAATTTTAGAAACGTCCAAACAAGAAAGCATTGGATCATCTAGGAGTTATGATCAAAGAATTAAAATGGCCCTTTCACAATTAGAAGCTGCAAGTGAGAGATATTTAACACCAAAAGCATTAGAAACATATAGTCCAAAATTTTTAAATATTTTGGAAAATGTTCAAGACGCATCGCATGTGGGATTACATTTAATATATAGTCAGTTTAGAACACTAGAAGGTATTGGGATCTTATCTTTGATATTAAAAGCAAATGGATTTGCTGAATTTAAAATTAGACAAGACGGTGATTGGAAATTAGATATACCAATAAGAGATAGAGGAAAACCAACATTTGTTTTATATACTGGAACTGAAAGTGTAGAAGAAAAAGAGATTATAAGAAATATATTTAATGGTGACTGGGAATATGTACCATCAAGTTTACGATCTGAATTACAAGCTATATCATCAAATAATTTACTTGGAGAGATAATTAAGATTATTATGATTACAGCTTCAGGAGCTGAGGGTATATCATTAAAGAATGTTAGATATGTTCATATAACAGAACCCTATTGGCATCCTGTTCGTATACAACAAGTTATTGGTCGAGCTCGTCGTATATGTAGTCATAAAGATTTACCAAATGAGTTACAAACCGTTGAAGTAACATTATATTTAATGACATTTTCAAAAAAACAACTTTCAGATGGTAGATCAATAGAGCTACGTTTAAAAGATAGAAGTAAAAGAGATAAGGAAACACCATTAACAAGTGACGAGGCATTATATGAAATATCAACAATAAAAGAGGATATAAATAAAGGGATTCTTCATAATATAAAAGAATCGGCAATCGATTGTAGTATTCATACAACATTAGGTGGTAAGGAGCAATTACAATGTTATTCGTTTAGTAGTGCAAATCCAGATAAATTTTCATATTCACCATCATTATCAGAAGAAGAATCTGATAAGATAGCAGATATTAACAAAGTTGTTAAAGCTGTAAAAGCCAAGAAAGTTACAATCCCAGGAGTAGGGGATTGTGCATATAATCAAGAAACACAAGAAGTCTATAACTTAGATAGTTATAAAAGAAAGAATCCAATAGTAATAGGTCATTTAAAGTTGGTGTATAACGAAGAACTGAAAAAAGAGACCTTTGAATTTACTAAAATATAGTAGTTAAATTAATTAATATTAATATTATTCAAATTATCTTGTTTAAATAGAGATAATATTTTCTCTTGATTTGATAATATTTTATCTTGATTTGATAATATTTTATCTTGATTTGATAATATTTTAATTAATGATATATTGTCATTGGCTGATTTTTGTTCTATATCATTTTTATTTATTTTTTTTAATTTTCCAATAAAATTATCAGATTCAAAAGAAACCTTTTTTAATTGAGAATTCTGGTTCGATAAATCTGCTTTTATTTGTGTATTACCTAATTCACCTAATATATAATCATTAGAACTTCCATTCTCGTGAAAGATTTTATCAGAATTTTGTGTATCAGAAATATTTAGAGTATTTTTTTCGAGATTATCTTCTGAGTTTTCTCTATTATTTATCTTGTCAGGAATAATTTGATTTAATTCTTCTTGCCTCATTTTCATCATATTATTTAATTTATTATTCATATCAATATTATTCAAAGGTTCGTCATTTTTATCATTAAACTCAATTTCGTTAGGTGATGGCCGTTTAATTAATTTGAAAAATTCTTCTTGTTTATTTTCAAATTCTTTGTCTAATTTAATTTGAAATTCTTCAAGTGGTTTTGAAACTTGTTTAATTTTTAAATAAGGTAATTTTTTAATCATTGTAGAAATGGTTAATTTATTTCTCTCAGTAATATTTAAATTGGCTAGTTGAGATATTTCAACAATAGTAGTTTCATATAAAGTTTTAACTCTATAAAAGTTCGAGTTTGGAATATCATTAAATGCGCCATTTTCAGATAATATCTGCCACATCATTCCTTTATTTTCATCTGAAATATATTGATTAGTCATTGTATAATATATAAAAAATTTTTTATATCTTATATATTAAATATTATTCAGACTTTAATTATTTTATTTTGATAAGAATGAAGTAAAATATTCTTTCTAAAATTATGGATTAAAAAATATTTTTCTATATTCTTCCATTTGTTCATCTGGAATTCGTTTATCAAACATTTCTGGTGTCATTTTATTTTTTAGAAGTTGTATGATACAATATAGTACATACATACCACATTCTGTATCACTTTTTTGATGTTTTGTTTTATTTTTATATAAGTTAAAATTAATTCCAATTGAATTTCCCTGATCCATAATTTTTTTATTTAATTTATTAATTTCATTTGGTGTTTTATCACCATTACTATCAAAATAAAAAATAAATTTTTTATTTATATCAATAAATTCACATATCCAATGAGAACCTTCTAAATAATGTGGATCAGTATTAAATATAATTCCAATTTTATTTTTTCCTTTACGTATAAGTTTATCTAAATTAAAATTACATAAATCATTCCAAACACATTCACCAAATTTTTGTTTTCTATCAAAATTTATAGGAGATGGACCTATAAAAATAAATGATGGATAAGCTATCTCATACTGTTTC